CAGCAGCGAGGACCTTTGCGCGTGTTGAGGGGTTTGCATAGACGGCTTTTTCATAGAGATCCTTGAGAGTAGGGACAATATTCTGCGCCCTCATGACTTGAGCCAGAACAGCCATATCCTGTTCTACCTCTTCGAAATGAGGATGCAGTGCATTGCCACTACCATCCTTCTCACTCTTGAAATCTTCAATGGATTTGGAGACCTTGGCGATCTCAGCGTTTTGCCGGGCCTGATCGTCGGCGGCAAAACGCGATTCGAATTGATCAATCTTGGAAAGCTTCGCGGCAATCTCTGGCGGAAGCTGGAATGCCGGTTGCGGCTGTACCGAAGTATCGGTTGTTTTCGGCTGCGGATTGGCCCCGAGAGCGGCGATTATCTCCTGCGGATTTAGCTTGTAGCCGTGGACGATCCCGCGAATAACATCAATGCCTTTGCCATTCATCAATGCCTTTTCGACATTGGCCCATCCTTCGATCAACGAATGCGGGGTCTGACCGCTTGCCTTCATCTGATCTTTGTAAGGAGAGAATAGCTTATCGACCGGCTCATAATCGCGCTTCAAGGCAGCGATTTCTTGGGTCTTTTTGGTGTAATCAGCCTGCATGGACTTTTCCCGGTCGAGCAGGAAAGTTTGCGAGGCTTGATCTAACTTCGCGAAATGCTCTTTGGCTTCCTTGGACCAATTGGCATGAGGTTCGAGCGGCTTGGCTTCAGTTGCGGCGGCCTCTTTGGTCTCGGCCTGCGTAACTAAATCGGCTGGCGATTCTTCCTTGGCAGAGATTGATTCTTTGTCAGGAATTGTTGCTGCGCTTATGCCACCGCTCTGATCTGTTGCGGCGTTTGTATCAATCGCGCCAGCAATGGCGTCTCGAAGATTTAGATCGGTATTCTCAGAGCTGCCAGTCCCAGACATTAACGCCCCTAGAAGTCGTTCATGGCTTTGCGAATGTCCGCAATGCGCTCAGACTTCGATAATTCTTCACGCTTTGGTTCGACGTAGCTATTACCGATTTCGATATAGCCGTTGTTCCGCAGAAACTCTCTATGTTGTCGCCTACCACCAATTATGGGCGTCTGTCCAGTATTTTTATCAACGGCTATGGGCTTGTAGGGATCAAGGTCCTTAATAATTTGTCCGCTGCGGCCGACTTCATCCATCGGTTCGTTGAACCATTTGTGCTTTTGTGGCTTGCTAGTCTTCACCTTTCCGCCGGCGGCCTCATATTCGTCCTGAGTGCACATTTTGCCAGTAATAGGGTGGATTTGGGTTCTTTCGCTGAAAAACTCGAATGCCATGTCAATTTTCCGGCTGATTTTCGGGAATATCACCGCCCACCATTGTAAAGGGAAGCGGGAGCCTTTCATCACTTTTCGGGCCACGGCCAAACTCGCGCTCGCGCTGTTCGTTGAAAGCCTTTAGCTGATCCGCGAATGAAATGAATTTCTGTATATGGTCGCTCATATTAAGGCCTTTGCGCTTCTGGCGTCCATTGCGCTAGCGCGTTCCCGCCGGAAGATGGCTTCGTCAACTGCTTTGGCGCTTTCCAGTCCCGCATTGCGATGGTTTTCCTGCTCCTCAATACGAAGACGTTCAGCGGCTTCGACTGCCTGGTTCTGGACTTGTTCGGCTTTAATGGCATTTGACTGCTGGGCGATTTGCGTTTTGGCGTCCGTCTCATGAGCTCGCAATGCAAGATCGGCAGGGCTGTCCACGTTACTCGTGGATTGCTTGGGCTGCTGGGTGGGGTGGGGTGGCATCTGGGCTAGAGCATCGAAGGCGGCCTCAACACTTTCTTCCAGCGGGCGTGCGACCCGGAAACCACGAACGGCAAAGAGCGCAAATTGCTTCGCCAGCTCCGCCATGGTCTGATTGCCCTGCGCGATCGGAACCAACTGCTCCATGAACGGCACAAACTCTTTCAGGAACTCCGTACGCGAAGCTTTTTCGGCTTGTTCGTCGGGCGCAATCGTGGAATCCGCCTCAATATCAATCCGAAAACCGTAAACCCCGTCTTGCTTGATTAGTGCCACCGCCGCATCGAACTGCTGTTGTAACTTCTGGTTTGCTTGCTGAACGGTCTGCGCTTTCTGCGCCATTTGCTGCCATTGGGCATAGGCGGGGTTCGGCTGCGCCGGCGGAGGGCCTTGCTGTGGCGGCGGTTGTCCAAGTGCGTGGCCTAGCTGAGGCTGCTGTGGCGCACCCTGGGGCGGCACAACAGATAACTGTGGAGGGACGCCCTGCTGTGGCATTTGGGGCGCCAAAAACTGCGGAGGCGGCGGTGGAACTTGCGGAACTGGTTGCAGTTGCGGATAGCCAGTCATAAGGCTGATCGTCTTCGGGCTGAAATGCTCGGCTATGACATTGGCCATGAGCCGGAAGCAATCGCGGGCAAACCGCGCTACCTCCCGTTGCTGGGGCACCACACGGCGCGTGATGAAATTGGCCTTGAGCTGCTGGGCACCTAGCGTCTCAATCGGGGAAGTATTGCCCCGCATGATATCGCCAATGCCTGTGATCTCGTAAAGGTCGTTTTTCGTCTTGTCGCGGGCCTCGTAAAGCTGGATAAGCGTCTGTGCAACCTGATCGATCGGCATCCATTGGATGAACTCTTTCAGACCTCCATTATCCGACCATTTTAGCCAGTCTTCGACCGGGATAAGCATATTCTCAGTCCCGCTGTCCACAAGTTGCTGCAGGACCTGTTTGTTCTCGCCGGGATAGATACCGCTCACTTTTAAGGCGCGTGTGAGACGATCAATGCGCCCCGTGAGCGTATCTAGCTCAATCGCTTGATCTTGGTACTCCACGTAGTCAGGAACGGGAATACGACGATCATTCGTAGTCGTCGCAAGTAACGGATCGGGATTCGGAAAGAAATCACGAAGGCCAAGTGGGTCATCCTGTTTGTCTAATATGAGATCTGGCGTACCGGGCGGAAGCCAAACAACTTGTTTCTTGGTCTTGTCCCAATATTCATGGACGATGGCCTTCTTGAACATATCAGGGGGCGTTTCGTCCTTGCGGTCCTCCGGCGTTCCTTTAGGCGTATAATCCAAGGTGACAAGCTTCGCCTTGGCCTTTCCAAACCGCGTCGTTAACTCGTCCAGGGTCATATATGCGCGATAGCGCACCCATGGAACTTCAACCCATTTACGCGCAGGGCCTTCCCGGTAATCCTCCCAGAAGATGTATTTGAGGAGGACTTCCTCGTAAACTACCTCGCGCAATGGTTCGATTTGTGGCTGCTGCGGGATATTTTGCTGTCCCTGCTGGGCGCTTCGCGTATCGCCGGCGGTATCGACAATTGCCGCCGCATCATCTTCCTGTTCGAACTCGGCGTTGCTTTCCTCCGCAGATAGAGGTTCGCCATAAGTCGGGACATACATCACGCGGCCCACGCCGCGCCCCGGCAGAAGCTTATCTTCCACACAACTCGACATGACAGTGTCGAAGTCTGTGCAGTCGGTGGAATATACAAGGCTGCGCTCAAGCAAGGTTGAGGCTAGCCGTCCCACGTCATCTTGATCTTTAAAGCGCCGCTCCACGTCCGGCTTAGGCGTCCGCGCATAGAGAGTGGGGCGCAGCGTCTGAACGTTGGACCAGAGAATATTGTAACGATGAACACCACCTGATCCATCTCCGGGCTTCTCGCCACGATCATCGCGGTAGCGCTTTACGATCTTGCGGGCTTTTTTGATCCAAGGCCGCTCTTCTTTCTCGGCAATGGCTTCCTGCCCAACCCAGAAGGCATAGAGGGCGGCATCGCCAGTCCCAAGGTCGGAGCGCTCGTCAAGTGTACTGGATGCTGGAATCTCGCCGGAAGCCATTTAGACCGTTTTTTCGGTAGGCTCTTTCAGTTCTTTGCCTTTATCGGCCGATTTGTTCGTGAATCGCTTAGGATCACGCCGCGTTTCCGATTCTTCCGTATTCTTCTCGATTTCGCCGCGAAGGCCACTTTCCCGTTCGTCACGGGGTTCGTCATATTCCGCCCCGGCCTTATGGACACGGATGGTCATGCGGCCACCTTCAGGCCCGTCGCTTGAACGGTGAACCACACCTTCAGCATGGAGAGTGATAGGATGGCCATGAGGAAGCGTCGGGCTTATACCCATCTTTTCCATGTGATGGTCTTCCAGATGGAGATCGGCGCCGTCGCGGGAGTCGTCGATTGTGCTAGGTTCGGCCCCGGCATTTTTCTCAGCTTCCCGGTCTGCTTTGCTGCGCTTGAGAGATACCATTTTCATGCTGAAAATCTCCTGAAAAGGCCTAAATCCGCCCGTCAGACCCCGATTTTGGCCGTGCTTTCGCCCAGGCTTCCTTCATCGTCATTTCCGCAGCGCCGCGCAAAGGTATAACTGTAGCCGTTGGGGCTGTCCATGGGCGGCTCGCGCAGACGTAGCGCGTTTGGTCTAGCGCATGGTCTTCCATGTCGCTGTCGAGGTCTTCGGTGTTGATCTTATCGTGTTGAATTACCGGCAACGTCCTAATGAGATTTGTGCATGTCGAAAAGAAAACAAGCATTGGATTGCCGTCGCCATCGCCGACTAGACGGGCTCTCACTAAGTCCCAGCCGCCCATCGCACCTTTGCGCGCAACACGGGTGTTATCGGCGCGGCGGAAGTTAACTTTCTTGCCAGAGCCATTATAGATCCGTTCGGCAATGGAGGGGCCGCCATCTTGCGCGAAAGCGGATGGGTCTAATACCTCATCATTAATCTTTTCGCCGTTGTCGCGCTTGGCTATACCTGCGCCAACAACCTCAGCCGTCAATTTTAGACCGACGTTAGGTTTCTCCGCTCCATACCATTCACGGTACTGGATCAAGCATCCCCGCGGAAGCGTGAGGAACTCCCCGTTCCCATTACTAACTCTAACGGTCTCACTGGCGACGGCATACCAACCAACGCTGAAAGGCGCTGCCGACCCCCAGTCCATCCCGCGGATGCGCGCCCAATGGGCAGGAATCTCAAATGGCTTGACGACATGCTTTTCCGTCTTCCAGCAATCGAAGAAAGCGCCTTCCACCGCACTCCAATCGCCATATCGCATGGCGCGCACCAAAGCTTCTGAGCCCAATCCTATGAGGCGTTGCTCATATCCTGGATCATCTTCAGCCATACTCGGGTTGTCTTCCAAGCGTGCCGGAATGAACTGCCGACGCATCCCGCCTTCTGACTGAGGCATCGTACGGATTTCCATTGGCTGGCAATCATCAATGAATGTGCTTTTGACGAATTGATGACCGATGTTGCCAGGGTTGGCGCTGCAGAAGATGCGAGGAAAACGACCCTCATAGCCTTCCGGCAATGTGATACCGACCATGCGCACACGGTTGCGGAGAAAGCGATACATTTCCTCAGTGTTCCCGGTCGTAAAAACCTTCCCTTTGTATCTAGCAACAAAATTATGGTGGGGTGCAACTGTAAGACACCAGACTTTTCCCATATATGGAATATTTTTCCACTGCGAAGGCTTTGTTTGAATAGAATATCTGCTCCGCTTATTGGCGTATAAATTCCACTTCGGAAATTTTCCGATCATCGCAAAATGCGAACTAACGCAATATCCGCAAAGAGCGAATAGCCGCTGAAGATCATCCCTTAGACCTTCGTTCGCTAGCCCAATTGTTATTCCTCCCTCTTTTCCAAAATGCCCATCGCCCCGTGAAAATGCATGAAGAAATATCTCTATTTGAGCAGCGGAGCATTCAAACACATATTGCGGGACACGCTTTGTATATGTATTTCCCAGTGGTTTTAGCACTTCGTAAAGTTGTCTTGAAAATATTAAATGCCCCTCTCCGCTAATTGAATGAGCGCGCCAAGGCAATCGCGCTATTAACGCGTCGAGATCAGGTGCTGGCTTAGTTTGTCTAATATTAACGCGCGGAGAGTTTTTACCTCCAAATGCGCTTCCTTCTGACAAATACCATCCTAAAAACTCTAACCATTCGTCCATTGGTATTTTGTCAATTGAATTGCTATTCGTTCCATGCCCCCGTCCTTTAGGCCGCGTAAATTTAAGCGAACTATGTTTGCTTTTACCAACATAGCGCCCACCATATACGAGGTTTGTATAAGCGGGGCGATCCTCAGCCTTACAGAAGCGCCATTTCTCATTCCGTTGCCCAGCAAGCAGCAATTTATGATTTGGCGTTACAGACATTCTTAGCCCGGCGCGCGAATCAAGTTCGACCATATCGCCGGCATAATCAAAAGAAACTACATTTTTAGCAGGGTACCAATCCATTTGATAATTAGGATCGATCGAGGCAACGTCCTCCCCTATTTTTACATCACCAATTAATTTCCACCCCGTCTTTGTCATAACTTCTGTTTCGGGGTGAACACAAAAATGCGTCAATTCGTCGATACACAAAACATGGATTTCTGCGCCTTGATATTTGTAGATATCGCGCGCGTCATTGCAGTGGCATAGATAAATCTTTGCTCCGTTCCAGAAACGGATTTCATCCTCAACGATCGTGACGAAGCCAGCGGCGACCCATGGTGCAAGAAGCGCACGAAAGCCTTTAGGCCCTTCCATGTGGTTCTTGACTAAATCTTCCCGGATACGACGGAAGAAATAGACCTGCAGTCCTGGAATTGCCGTACACCATAGAAGCGCGCCAGAGCGCATCCCCATAGATTTGCCGCAGCCGGCCGCGCCGCCAAAAAGCACTTCATTTGCTGTAGTGTTGAGGGCTAGCGCCTGCTTATGGTGCAGGTCTAGATTTATTTGGCCTTTGGCTTCGGACATCGGAGATCAGTTATTGGAAGCTCGGCAGCCATTCATGGGCGCGAAGCTTATGAAGATGCGCCGCCGCTTCGCTATCACTCATCTGATCCAACGGTTTCCCCATAAAGGCGTACCACGATAAATGCCTCTTACCTTCGTGGTGGAGACCCATTGGGCTTTGATAATATTTCAGATCAATGTGATCCGCCAATTTTCTCTTGGCACCTTCCCACGATGCAATGATTGTCTTTGCGTCAAGAGGAATGCCGCGCCGTTTATTCCACGCTGGATGACGGGATCGCTTCATGCGGAAAGCTTGGAGGCCAGGTTGCGCTGCAGCGCGTGAGTTCACCATTTTCGGCCTGTCGCCTCTTTGATGAAGGCCTCTCTGGAGGGCCATATGTCAGGGAGCGCGGCTGTTCTCACCTGGACGGCCAACTCATAGCTTCCGTCACGAAGTTCGCTATAGCGCGATGCCAAACTGTCCGGCGCAGAATCCACGATCTCAAGCATGTCGGTCAATAACCGACGCACAACTTGCCGCGGATCATTTGGCCCCATTAACCAGATGTAAACCAATCCGGCTTGTGCGGCAAGATAGGTGGCGACACTACCGGTTGTAATTCTTGGGAGAAGGCGCGGAAGTGCTGAGAAATAGATTAATTTCGCGGTAACTATTTCAAGGACGAACTATGTGATCGCAATATGCACCGCGACCTAATGTCGGCGGGATTGTCCTGTTATCGTCTATTTCATAGCCAGCTCGATAAACCTCATTTTTTCCGATCGGCAATTTGCAGTTTGGGCAAAGCCTTCGTTTAAAGGGCCAGTTTAAAGGTGTAGAGCGCGGCTCTTCATCATCGTTGTCGGACGTGATTTCAAACTGGGCCTTCATATCATCTGGGAGCGCGTTCCAGCTTTCCCTTGGAATGTATATGTCTTTCGTTTGTCCAACTGCCTTCGATAAGATGACCGCAACCTGAAAGGCCGTGATATTAGGCGTCGGAGAGAAGCATATTTTCAAAGAAGCTTCTCCTTCTCCATGTATTCCAGAAGACAATAGAAGACCACAATGACTGCGATAGTGTGCAGCATCAGCGTTTCTCCTTTTGGCGAGCGCGGCGTTCACGGGCCTTGAGTTTGAGATATTCCTTTCGATTAGTTTTGGGCTTTGAAAAAGGATTGGCAGAGAGATGCTGTTCGATGGCGGTTTCCGCTCTCGGCGAAATGGTTAGACCGCTAGGCTTGGAGGTTTCGTGAAGAAGTATTTCGGCCATAGCTGTCTTTGTGATTTTAGGACCGCAAGTGTGTCTCCACTCTTCCACCCCACAGGTCTTGCACTTCGGAGGGCCGCTGTTCTTTCCCATAGCGCCTGTATACGCGTAGACAGGAGCGTATACAAGCGCTTCCCTATTTCACGTGAACCGCTATTCGCTCTTCACGGTGACGGTCAGAATGGGAACGATCGGCGAGTCCGGATCGCCGGAATGAACGATCCGGTCCCGCCATTCCTTGGGGCGCCGATTCGTCAGCCATAGCTTGGCCGCGCCAGGATCAGGAGGGTAGTGCTCAACGTAGGAAGCGTACACAGGCTCAGATGCGCCAGCAGGCATGAATATCTTCACTGCCTCCCGAGAAAAGCCTACAGCGCGCTTGTAGAGGCTCTGAACGACCTTTTCATCGGCTTCTTCCTTCGAAAGAGCACAAAGCGCCTTACAAAAATCTTCATGTTCGTTCTTCCAGCGCCAAATGGTTAACGGATTGACCTCGAAGAACTGGGCCATCTCACTTTCGGTCATGCCGAGCTTGTTTAGCCTGATGGCCTGATCAGCGTATTCTGGCTTATATTTTGGGGGCCGGCCGCGGAGCATCAGTAATCATTCGAATAGCCGCGTATCGTATCGGCTAGATTGCTGATTGAGTTAGCGATCTTGATGCGAAGATGTTGGATCGCCCGCTTGTAGAAAGATGGCCTTGGATTAGAGACGGCGTCCCAGTTATCGCCATAGAGCTGCGTGTTAAGATTGGCCTGCATGGCGCGTTCCGTCGTCTGAATAGCCTCGCGTAACCGATCTATCTGAAAGTTCTTCATGTTAACTTTCTGCTGGGACTACGGGAATGCCACGCCAGACAAAATTGGTTTTATCATGGGGAAGCGCTAGAGCCGAACCACCATTATAAATCTCATTATATTTCAGCAGCTTAATGTATTCTGTGCGAGGAATGGGATATTCTCTGAGAGAGCCCTTGTTGGCGTGGATTGCCTTGGTGATGGCAACGGCTAACTGGTCAAGATCCTTATGGATCGGCCTTCCTGCCCTATCGAAACGGTAATCAGAAATCATTTCTAAGATATTACACCATGTCTGGTTATGGGCAAGGTGGCCCGCATCGCTCCTATCTTCCAAACTTCCAGAACGGACGTTTTGGCTTTGCGCTATCTTTTGAGAGATTTTCCTGCGTTTCCCTCTCAAAGGTATTGAGCGGAAGTCCATATTTTGCCGCCACCGCTCCGCGCCAATAGGCCATGCTGTTCTGTGCCCCGCCAGTCGGGTCTTGATAGTGCGCCGCGTCGCCTCTGTAGGGGCGCCAAGAAAATGACGGGCCTTCGTCAAATCCCATTCCCTCATCACCAACTTTTCCCCAGCGTTTCGATTGACCGCGCATTTGATGAAGCGCCCCGGACTGATCGCGGTAATTCATTTCGTCAGTCCAGTGATAAAGCCCGAACCATGGCGCAACCCCGTATGTACACCGAACTTCAATCGTGCTGCCATCTCGTGGGGCGCTATCCATAGAACGCCAATCGCCTTGGGCCTGAGTGTGGCTCTGGTAGTAAGCGCCAGCCGAAAGCATTTGCTGATTGTTGATGTCGTAATCCATGGTCGCTCCCTTTATCCGTTTGGTTGTTCTGGAATTTTAAGCATGTCGTTCATTCGCAGGGTCATCATCACAGATGCCGCGTTGCGGATCGCGTGCATCACGCGCCCATCAATCTGTGGGTAATGATGAAGCGAAAAGCTGCCGTCTAAAACCGACATGGCAAGTTCCTTTGACACTTCGCCTTCTTCGATCAGGATGCCGGTCGCCGCCATGCGGAGAATTTTCTCCGGGAAGCCGATCATGGCGAGTGCGTTAGTCACTTCATTTTCTCCGTTGCGCCGATTCCGCGCGCATCCCACCAGCCGTCTTTCCAGCTTTTGGATGCGCCCACCATCGGCTTTCCATCCACAAAGGCGTTCCAGCCTTCGTCATAGTGATTGAAGCCTGCGGGATATTTCCGGCCTCGGTTGATTGTCTCTGCTTCGGTCACGCCTTCGCTCCCTTATTGTTCAAGACGAAGGCTGGATGCGGGCAATCTCTCTGCCCACAACTCGCCGTCGCACTTGCTGATTTTGACAAGCCCCCTAGCCGCCAACGCGCGGGCGACAGGCCATTCTACCGCTTCCAATAACTGCACTGTGCCAACATCGGGTAACGTGGCGAGAAGCCGAAGTTCATCATCCGGCAACGCTGGCGGAAACTTGGGAAGGTCGCACCAGCCCGGCAGCGTGTAGAGCATCAGTTCGTCGGGGTTCATGCTTCGCTCCTATATTTCGACAATTTTCACGCGAACAATATCGCGCTTTTTGAACCCATCCTGAATTGCTTTCGCGGCAGTTTCGTAAAGAGCCGGAAAGCCATATCCATTGACCATGATATCGCCCATTTCCTTTACTGCCCAATAGGTGCGCTTCGCGCGCATGGTCGCTCCTTTTAATTGGTTGCTAACTCTCGGACGATTGCATTAGTGACCGCTTTTACCGTCCGCATTTCCTGCGCCTTCATTTCTCCGGCGTGTAGAAGAATATGCTGAGATTTCGTCCACGCCATTGCGATGTTGGTCAAGCGCAGGCGCTCCGCTTTACGGGCGCGGTCCAGTTCCATATCACGCGCCCGAAGGCAAATGTCACAGAGGCACGGGTGCTGCAAGCCAGTCTCCCTATTTGTTCAGCGCGGTCTTTGCCATTATGGCGACCGCGCCCGTGTCACCGTCTTCTGATGCTTCGGCCATCTTTTCTATAACCAGCCGAAGATGCTTAATTTCAGCGCGCTGTTCCTCGATCTTATTCACGCCTTCGGTGAGCAGCGCATCAGTAAAATCAGCTAGGTTTCCCATGACCTATTTTCTGGATTTAGTGTTCGGGACGATTGCGGAAGTCTCACGAATGACGCGCAGCACAGACTCAACGTCGCCTGTATAAGATGCCCAGCCTTCGACGCGGCACTTCTGCCGGTTTTTGCATTTAGGCTGGTAGCAGTTCCCTTGACCTTCAAAGCACAGCTGTCGCGCTGCCGCTTCTACGATCTCCGCGTCTTTGCCTTTGCAAGTGAACGTCACCACAGATGCTCCTATTTCACGACCTTGAGGCCGTGCGGGTTGGTGTTCTTCGGTGCTTTGTCGAACTGCATTTCAATCATGTGCCAACCTTCA